TAATCAACAACAAGTACAACCTCAAGTTGCTAAACCAGACGCAAAAGCGCAAGCATGGCAAGACGCAAATACTTGGTTTGGTAAAGATGAAGAAATGACTTCATTAGCTTTAGGAGTACATGAGAAATTAGTCAGGAGTGGGGTAAATCCTTCAACTGACGATTACTATCGTCGTATAGATGAAACGATGCAAAAACGATTCCCTGAAAATTTTAGGGATAATTCGTTGGAACCGGAAGAAAAACCCGCCCAACGCAAACCTTCGAATGTAGTTGCGCCGGCAACGCGTAGTACCGCGCCAAAAAAAGTACGATTGAGTAAGACTCAGGTAGCTTTTGCTAAAAAACTGAAACTTACACCGGAACAATATGCACGAGAAATGATTAAATTGGAGAACGCAAATGGATAAGGTAATTAAAAGAGAATCAAGAGATACTGAAGTAAGAGAAGACGTAGCAAAAAAATGGCAACCTGCCTCACTCCTTCCAGAGTTTACTAAAAAAGCTGGATGGGCCTATCGTTGGATTCGAGTTTCTTTATTGAATGAGCCTGATAACATGAACGTATCTTCAAAAATGCGTGAAGGCTGGGAACCGGTGAAGCATTCGGAACACCCAGAAGTCGTATTACAAGCAGACCCCAATAGCCAATTTAAAGAAGGCATAGAAATTGGAGGTCTATTATTATGTAAAGCTCCTCAAGAAATGATGGACCAAAGACAAGCTTTTGTAAATGAAAAAACAAGAGCGCAGACTGAAGCAGTTGACCAGTCATACCTGAATCAAAATGATCCTCGTATGCCTAAGTTTGCTGAAGGTCAAGAAAATGGTCGAAGTTTTGGAAAGGGCAAAAAATAAATAGGAGAAACAATCATGGCTACTACAGCTAGTCCTTACGGACTTAAAGCGGTAAACCATATAGGCGGTACCCCTTATGCGGGCTCTACGCGTCTATTACCGATTGCTTCTGGATATGGAACTAATATATATAATGGCTCGGTTGTTGCAATCGTAGCCGCGGGAACTGTTGAAATTGTTACAGATTTAGGTAACAACGCAGACGCATTCCCTGCTGGTGTTATTGGTGTTTTTGTAGGTTGTACTTACACAGACCCTAATCTCGGCACAGTAGTGTTTAGACAAAACTGGCCTACAGGCACAGTAGCAGATGACGCTCAAGCATATATTGTTGACGACCCAGATGTAATCTTTATGGCACAAGCGGACGGCGCAGTTACACAAGCTGATTTAGGTCAGAATACTAACTTCGCAGCAGTGCAAGCTACAGATACAGGTGATACTACTACAGGTAATTCTAATAGTGCAGTATCTTCTACAACAGCTACGACAGCAACTATTGCTTTCCGTATTGTTGACTTTGTAGACAGTCCAACTTCAACCGTGGGTGATGCATTCACAGACTTATTAATTAAGTTTAATGCAGGTATACACTCATATGACAATGCAACTGGAATCTAATTAAGGAGAATAAAACATGGCAATTTCAAGAGCCCAGCTCCTTAAGGAGCTATTACCAGGACTTAACGCGTTATTCGGCTTAGAATATGCACGTTATGGGGAAGAACATAAAGAGATTTACGAAACTGAATCTTCAGATCGTTCTTTCGAAGAAGAAACAAAACTAGCTGGCTTTGCAGCCGCACCTCTTAAATCTGAGGGAGCAGCTATTGCGTATGACAACGCACAAGAAGCTTTTACAGCTAGATACAACCACGTAACAATTGCTTTAGGATTCAGTTTAACTGAAGAAGCAGTTGAAGATAATCTATATGATAGTCTTTCAGCTCGCTACACTAAAGCTCTTGCACGTTCAATGGCAAACACTAAACAAGTTAGAGCAGCTAATGTTCTTAACAATGGTTACAACCAGAACTTCCTTGGTGGCGATAACCGTTCATTGTTTGGTACTAATGCCGCTGGTGCAGTTACTAACCACCCATTAGTTTCAGGTGGTACTAATAGTAATACACAAGCGACACCAACAGACCTTAACGAAACAGCATTAGAAAACGCAGTGATTCAAATCGCAGCATGGACTGATGAAAGAGGTCTATTGATTGCAGCTAAACCACGTAAGTTGGTTATTCCACCAGCTCTACAATTCGTTGCTACTCGTTTATTAGATACACAACTTCGTGTTGGTACAGCTGATAACGATATCAATGCATTAAGAACTAACGGTGCAATACCAGAAGGTTATACAGTAAACCACTATCTAACTGATGGTGACGCTTACTTCCTAACTACTGACGTGCCTAACGGTATGAAGCATTTTGAAAGAACTGCTTTGACAACTTCTATGGATGGGGATTTCGATACTGGCAATGTAAGATATAAAGCCCGTGAAAGATATTCATTCGGTTGGAGTGATCCACTAGGTATGTGGGGTTCACCAGGTGCATAAGTAGTTTTTATAGTTCTACTTAAAGCACTACCTCTGAAAAGCCTGGCTCCTCTCTGCTGGGCTTTTCTTTATCTAACACTCATGAATATGCTTAGTACTAAAAGTAAATAAGTATATATAATTCTTCTATCAGCAATGCTGAAATCTAAAACAAAGGAGAAATATTATGTGGACAACACCAGTTGCAACTGAAATGCGTTTCGGTTTTGAAGTAACAATGTACGTAATGAACAAGTAATTTTTTGTTTTAAACTAAGGGGCTTCGGCCCCTTTTTTGTTGTATAATAGTGTGAAAACGTGTAAGATTAATTATCTGGGAACAACCAGCTTATCAGACTGCCCCAGCAGACGCATACACGACAGATAAGCTTAACTTTGTATGGAGAACTTAAAATGTCAAGATCAACCTTTTCAGGTCCCGTTGCCTCAACTAACGGATTTGTGCCTTCAGGCCCTTCAACAGCAGTCAATGCTACAGCAACTATTACAGCACAGAATCTTCAAGTAGGATATGTTACTTCTACTTCAGCAGCTGCAACAACTATTACACTTCCCATTACTACTACAGCAGGTGGTGTTACAGGAATATCTCAACAATTAGGTGCGGTAAGAGGACAACAATTTTCTTTTATAGTAGATAACACAGGCGGGGCTGACGACGTAACAGTTGCTTTAGGTACTGGTGGATCATTATCTGATGCCGCTACTATTGCTGCTTCTGCAGTTGCTTTCGGTAGACTAGTAGTTGCTTCTGGTGCTACTGGTATGGCTCAATTCACTATGATGTTTACTGGTGGTGATGGAGTAACTCCTGGTTCAGCTACAGGTTACACACTTACACGTACAGCTTAATAGGAGAATAGACAATGGCTATAACAACAGATATATGGGCCGTCACTCCTAGTTATTCAGCTACGTTATATAGAGCCGCCGCTGCTATTGGTGGTGCTGGCGATATAACATTAATAACTAACCAGCCTCTAGATAACGGGGCTGGCTATAAAATTCTATTCACTTGTGCAGGAGACGCAACTGCCGCTACATTTACTATCACTGGATACGTAGCTGGGGATTTATCTCAGTCTGTAACCACTGAAACTGTAGCTGGTGTTGATACTGGAACTGCAACTTCTACAAACTATTATTCTAGAATTACTAGTATTTCATCAGATGCAGCGGTAGCAACCAATGTAAGTATTGGAAACGCTATTGCTGATGGTATGGCTTTACCTAGAACTAGAATGAAAGGATTCTATTTTGTAGGTTCTGCAGGGGCAGGTAGTGTTACATTAACCTTAGATGGTAATGCAGCATCAGATAGAGTTTTATTAAGTATAGCTACTCCAGCTAACGTAGAGTCACAACAGATGGCTTTACCAGGCGACGGAATTTTAATTAACGGAAATGAGCCACAAACAACGTTTGGAGTAGTAACTCAAACAGCAGCTGTGACATCATTAACGGTATTCTGTGGATAAACTATGGAAGAAGAGCCCAAACCAACTAAGAACGATGATCGCCTCGAAGAACTGAGGCGATGGTTTGAAGCATTAGGGGATTGTGTATAGATGGCAACACCTAGAAAAAAAGGAATGGGAATCAAAACTTCGGTTAAGTCAGGCAATTTTAGAAAGACTAAATCAGGAGCGGGGATGACAAAGAAAGGTGTAAAAGCCTATCGAGCTGCAAACCCAGGTTCTAAACTTAAAACAGCGGTAACAGGGAAAGTTAAGAAAGGTTCTAAAGATGCAAAGAGACGTAAGTCATTTTGTGCAAGATCGGCAGGACAAATGAAGAAGTTTCCTAAAGCTGCTAAAGATCCAAACTCTAGATTGCGTCAAGCACGTAAACGATGGAAATGTTAAAAATGGATGAGACAACAAAACACTTGATAGACCTATCGGCTATCTTCACTGCAGTAGGTACCATGATGTCGTGGCTACCACACTTGGCTTCACTATTTACTATTATATGGATGATTATTCGTATTTGGGAAACCAATACGGTACAAAAGCTATTTGGTAAAAAAGAAGTTATTGAAGACGAAGGTGCTAAACCAAGAAAGCCTGAAGCTTCGAGTAATAGGATTAATAAGTAGTGCCACCTAAGTCTAAGAAACAAAAGAAGTTTATGCAAGCAGTAGCTAAAAACAAAAAGTTTGCTAAAAAAGTAGGGGTACCACAAAAAGTAGGAAAAGAGTATATTAATAAAAAGAAAAGGAGAAAGACATGAATACTAAAAGAATGAATCGGCTTGAAGAATTGGGCAGAATTGATGCTAGAAAAAACCCTAATCGAAATGACATGGCTGAAAAAAGACGTGTAGTTAGTGAATTAAAAATGATGGGCGGCGGTAAAGTCAAAGGTTATAAAGCTGGTGGTATGATGAAAGACAAAGAAGGTCGTGCTATGGCTATGAATAAAAAAGGTATGACAGATTCTCAAATGAGTGATGCAGCTGGTCGAGCTATGATGAAAAAAGGTGGTAAAGTTAAAAAGCAAGGATACAATGCTAGACTTGATGATTCATTAGGAGCTAGAAAAGGTAAGAAAAAACAATCTATGAAAGCTCGTAGAGATGAGTCTAAAGGAATGAAAAAATCTGCAGGTAAAAAGGCTTATTCAGGTAATCGTAAATCAGCACAAGGTTCAGCATCTAAACGTGCAGATGGTATTGCTAGAAAAGGACGTACTAAAGGTCGTATGGTTTAATGGCTTGTTCAGTATGTAAGACTAGAGCTAAGACTAAAGCTAAAAAACCTGCGTTTAAATCGCATATGATGTACGATAAGAAAACAGGTAAAAGTGTAAAAGCTCCCACTATGGCTAAACATCTAGCTTTAAAGAAAAAAGGATATGGACATAGGAAACCTAAAGCATGATGAAATCTAGAGGAATGGGCATAATTAGTAAAATGAAAAAAGGCGGAAGTGTAAAAGATGCCTGCTATCATAAAGTAAAAGCAAGTTATAAGGTCTTCCCTAGTGCTTATGCTTCTGGTGCTATTGCTAAGTGTAGAAAAAAGAAAGGTAAAAAGTAATGGCAGTCCGAAAGACAGCTAAAGGAGCTGCTTTAAAACGCTGGTTTAAAGAAGACTGGAAGGACGTAAAGACAGGTAAAGCTTGTGGTAGGAAAAAAGGCGATGGCAGAGGAACTCCTTATTGCCGACCTACTAAACGTGTTTCTAGTAAAACTCCAAAGACATCTGGAGAAATGACAGCAGCACAAAAGAAGTCTAGAATAGCTCAAAAGAAAAGACTTGGGCAACCGGCAGGCAAACCAAGAAGAGTTGCTTCACTCAAAAGGAGAAAGGCAACCAGGAAGAAGAAGTAGTGGATATTAGTAAAATATTAATAAGTTTGGTACCATTAATATTAGTATCCATGTGGTGGGTGGTAGACTCAATAAACACATTGAACAGTCGTGTGGTTTTAATTGAACAAAATATGAGTCACCTTATTAGTCCTTCGGGAGAAATAAAAGCATCTTCAGATAATGAGATAGAAAGAGCAAAGATAAAAGAAATACTTATAGAGGATATACATAATTTAGAAGTTAGATTATATATACTAGAAGAAAAACTAAAGGCGAAATAATATGGCTACAACAGACACACATGCATTTAATTTAGATCTTAACCTTCTTGTAGAAGAAGCGTTTGAAAGATGTGGCGCAGAGTTAAGAACAGGATATGATTTAAGGACAGCTACACGTAGCTTAAACTTATTGACAATAGAATGGGCTAACCGAGGCATAAACTTGTGGACTGTTGAACAAGGACAGATACCATTAGTTGCAGGTACAGCCACTTACGATTTGCCCGCGACGACCATCGACCTCATGAGCCAAGTCATAAGAACTGGGTCTGGAACAACTCAGTCTGACATAGCTATTTCTAGGGTGTCAAATCCTACTTATGCATCTATCCCAAGTAAGAACGACACGGGCAGACCGATACAAGTTTATATAGATAGACAAGCAGAGATTCCTAAGATAACTCTATGGCCCATTCCTAATGACGCAAGTTATACTTTTGTATACTGGATGTTAAAAAGAATTGATGATGC